TTTTGACATTTTTTGTATTTTAGAAATGCGCTGAATGTCGTCATTGAGAGATTTTTTTCTAATCTTCAGATGCTTATCTATTGCCGCCAAGGTTGCCTCTGCATCTTTAATCTGTGCTTGCAAGTACTTGATCCGTTTAGCAATGGGCTTACGTTGATCTTGAAGCGGCGTAATCTTATCCTCAGTGACAGCCACGGACATAGTTCTTTTAATGCGTCCTAATTGATGTTGAATTGTCATTTATATATCCTTGTTGGTTGGTTGGTTAGGTCATACTGCAAAGCAAGCTAATGGTTAACTTGCTTCACGCTATGCCTTTTATCCGTTTACAAGTTTATCGATGTACACCTGTTCAACTACTCGCGCTTCATCACCTGCGGTGTACTTGTTGACGTGTCGTGTCGTGGTAGATGAGTACCATTGAGCCGTCTTAAATGCACCCTCGTGGTCATACCCAGCTACTGGTGTATCATAACTATATAATACCGCTGTGCTACCCATATTCAATACGCTCATGTTACTGGCTATTTTAGATCTTTTCATTTTGTCATTCTCCTGTTGATTTAATTAAAATTCTTGTACAATAAAGTAACTATCTGACCTACCCTTCCACACTTCAAGTACTGTGGTATTTTCCTGAATTTCTTTCAATGGCATGCCGTATGCCTCTATCAACTCATCCTCTGTATACTCGCTAAAATTGCAGCGTAAGGAGACAGGGTCGAACATTACCGGTATGCCAGTAGATTCTTCTTGATTCTCCAGCCATTTAACAAGCGTATACGCGGCCTCGTGAGACCAGTCAGCGTATTCGTCTTTTAATAATTCGTCGATAGCTCGGACTACGCTTATATTTTCTCTGTCATAATCAATCATGCTGTAACTCCTTGGTTAGTACTTAATAAAGATCAGATGCCCAAACCAGCTTTGAGCCCTTCAAAAACAACTCATCGCCTGTCTGATCATTCTCACAATAAAACGTCTTATCTTGCCTGTTATACTCACCGCGCGTGAACATTGCACCCGATGTTGTTTTAACAAAGCATGAACCCTCTTTAATGTCTTTAATGGCTCGTAGCCTCCAGTTTAGCGGCTCAAAGTCTGTGGTATCAGCGGTAATCTTAAAAGCCTTGTAACCTTCCTCTTTCCATAAACTTCTTTGATCGTCCAGCTCTATCTGGCAATCAGCTTTCATACTAGCGGAGCAAAGCTGCTCAACTTCTCCCTCAATGTTTGTGGCTTTCAATCTGTAATAGTCGTATATCATTTTGGATTCCCCGTTGGTTAGTGTTCGCGCGCTAGCAAGTGCTGGCGTTTGATATATTATACTATGAGTATGATTTAAATTGCAACAAATATTGTAATCTTTTTTTAAAATGAGTTTGTGTGTTATAAATGCTGCATATATACAGAGGTTAAGGGGGAAGAAATGGCCGCACGTAAGACGAAGAACCAAACGGAGAGAACCAAGGATTTAATCCGGTCAGGTCAGCTACTAAAAGTCCTTATGAATCATGCACTTAGTGATTCTGGTGACACCATGACAGCTAGCCAAGTTCAAGCCGCGAAAATCCTGTTAGCGAAGACCAACCCTGACCTCAAGGCGGTGGAGGTCAAGGCCGAATCAGACAACACTGTCCGTATAACTTGGGGCGATGATAAGTAGTTATGGAGATACGCATCCCCTACACGCCGAGACCATTGCAGAAAGAGTTGCATAAGTCATTGAAAAGGTTCAATGTTTTAGTGATGCACCGCAGATTCGGAAAAACGGTCTTCTCGGTAAATCATCTGATACGAGCTCTACTGACCTCAAAACAGAAGAACGCACGAGGTTACTATATATGCCCTTTGTTTTCACAAGCTAAGTCAGTTGCATGGGATTACGTGCGAGAGTTTACAGCGGTACTACCTAACGTCAAATACAATGAGACAGAGCTTCGCGTTGAGCTGCCCAATGGCGCGAGGCTTCAGCTACTTGGTGGGGATAACTTCCTCGCTTTAAAAGGTAGGTATGTAGATGAGGTAGTGTTAGACGAATTCAGTCAGATGAATCCTAAGGTGTGGACAGAAGCTATTAGGCCAAGCATGACTGATAGACCCAATTCCAGAGCTATCTTCATCGGTACACCAGTAGGACACAATCAGTTCCATGCGCTGTATGAGTTTGCACAACTGGAGGAAAATCACGAATGGATGGCGCGGTTGCATAAGGCAAGCGAGACGGGGATAGTCAATCCTAGTGAGCTAATCAGCGCTCAGAATGCTATGAGTCCAGAAGAATATCAGCAGGAGTTTGAGTGTTCATTTTCTGCTGCTATCCGTGGGGCTTACTATGGCGGACTAATGGACGATGCAGAAGAGCAAGGGCGTATCACTAGCGTACCCTATGACCCTGCAATGAAGGTGGTGACAAGCTGGGATCTAGGTATAAATGATAGTACGGTTGTTTGGTTCTGGCAAATAGCACCTACTGAAATGAGGGCGATAGAGTGTATAGCGTTCCAGTCCACCGGCCTACCTGACATCATTAAAGAGGTAGCATCTAGGCCGTATGACTACGAGCAGCACATAGCCCCCCATGATATAGCAGTACGCGAGCTAGGCAGCGGGTTATCAAGGAAACAAATAGCAGCAGGGTTAGGTGTACACTTCGACGTAGCCCCATCCCAATCAGTAGCCGATGGCATCAACGCGGTACGTATGCTACTACCCAAGGTCTACTTCGATAAGGTTAAATGTAAGGATGGCATAGAAGCCTTAAAACTTTACAGGACTGAATTTGATGATAAGCGGCAAACATTCCGTAACAACCCTTTGCATGATTGGACTTCTGACTATACAGACTCAGTACGTTACTTTGCCATTACCACAAAGAAAGCCACCAGCACACCTACTAAGAAAATTAGCTTTAAAGGATGGACTAACAAATGATTGAACACGATGAAATGCTTATTGCTTTGCAAAATTCCCAAGAAGCTGAAAGCGATATGCGAAACCAAGCAAGAAGCGCACAACTGTTTGTGAACAAGCGTGATGGGCAATGGGAAGCGGAGTTCTGGGAGTCTAACGATAATAAACCTCGTTACACTTTCGACTTAACTAGCCCCATTGTTGACCAAGTATCGGGCGCGTTGGACATGGCTAACTTTGCCATCAAGGTTTCACCGGCTGGTGGTGAAGCGACAGAGGAAACAGCCGATATATTAAGCGGGCTAATACGCAACATTGAGAACCTAAGCTATGCCACCGATATATATAGCGCAGCAGGTCGAAACATGGTTACGGCTGGGATAGATGGATGGCGTGTAGTTCATAAGTACGTCGACAGTGATAGCTTTAATCAAGATCTAGTAATAGAGCCGATCCATAATTACGTTGATAGAGTCTGGTTTGATGTGTCATCAGAAAAGCGGGATAGATCAGATGCACGATTTGCTTTCGTATTAAGCGGGTTAAGCCCTAAGGACTACAAAAAACAATACCCCAATGGTTCAGGTCAATCAGTATCAGAAGATAGAGACGCAACAGCGTATTTTAATAAGCCTGACCTTATTATGGTAGGTGAGTATTACTACATTGAACAAGAAAAAAGCGACATTATTATGATGTCCTCTGGTCAAGTGTTAGAAGACAATGAAGACTTCAACACCATTAAAGACGAACTTGAAGCAATGGGCGTGACAGAAGTTAAACGCCGAACAAGAATGAAAGATACTGTATATGTAAGAAAGTTTGATGCACAAGACTGGCTAGGTAGTAAACAAAAGACTGTATTCTCAATGATACCCGTCATACCTACCTACGGTAACTTTAGAAACGTAGAAGATAAAACCTTGTACTTTGGTGTAGTAGAAAAGCTCTATGACCCACAAAGAGTATTGAACTATTCGCTATCAAGAGAGATAGAAGAAGGGGCGTTAGCACCACGCGCTAAATACTGGATGACACCTAAGCAAGCAAGTGGACATGAAGACGAACTATCTACCATGAACACTAATACAGACCCTGTTCAATTCTTTAACGTAGATGAAGCAAACCCCGGTATACCACAACAAAACGGTGGGGCGCAGATTAACCCCGGACTAAGCCGTGTATCAGAAGGTATGCGTACTATGATTGGTCAATCTGCTGGATTGTTTGCTAGTAATATGGGTGATAACCCCGGATTGCAATCTGGTGTAGCTATTAAGCAGTTACAGAATAAAGGCGATATTGGCACAATTAAATACTTTACGGCTCAAGAAATAGCCATAGCCAGAACAGCTAAGATATTAGTGGATGCTATCCCAAGTGTTTATGACACACAAAGAGAAGTGTATTTATTAAACGAAGATGGTAGCCAAGAAACTCAGACACTAAATCAGGTTGTTATAGACCAGCAAACCGGTCAACCTATAACACTGAATGATTTAAGTATTGGCTCTTATGATGTTGTTTGTTCAAGTGGCGCTAGTTTTCAAAATAGGCAACAAGAAAGTAATGCGGCATTGCTAGAAATGGCACAGATAGACCCGTCATTAATACAGATGTCTGGTGATGTAATGCTTAAAAACGTAGATGCTCCGGGAATGGACACACTAGCAGAGCGTAAACGTCAGCAGTTGTTGGCGGGTGGAATGATACCAGCAGACCAGCAGACAGAAGAAGAACAACAAATGATGGCTCAACAAGCGCAATCAGCAGGCCAGCAACCTGATGCCATGATGATAGCGGCTCAAGCTGAAATGCAAAAAGCACAAGCGGCTAATAATAAGAACTCAATAGAAGCTGAAAAAGCCAAGCTAGACATGATGATTCGTGAACAGCAAAACCAGATGCAAATGCAACAACAACAACTGGAATTACAACAAGCACAATTTAAGTTACAACAAGACCAAGAAAGGTTGCAGCTTGAGACTATGGCTAAAGAGGCTGAGTTTAATCTTAAATCTCAAGAGCTGGAAAGAAAGATAACAAAAGACCAAATGGACTACTCACTAGAAGTGGCTGAGTTGCAACAAAAACAAGAAGCTCAAGACATGGAGAACCAAGAAACACAAGTAGTTATTATGTCAACTTCTGAAGATTAAGAAATAGTGTATAATCTAAAAAAACTGTACGCGACAGATTCGCGATAATTAATATCCGAGGGGATAAAAACCATGAGTGAACAAGAAGCACAAGCAGATGAAGAGTTGGTAGAAGAAATTGTTGAAGAACAAGAAGCCGAACTTGAAGAAGAACTGGATACTGCACCAGAAGAAACAGAGGAAGTAACGGAAGCTGTAGAGCCAAAGGTTGATTACAATAAAGTAATTGCACAAAAAGCCTTTGAAAGTCGTGAGCATAAAAGAGAAGCCGAGTCTTTAAGGCAAGAATTGGCGGCTATAAAAGAAAAAGAAGCGATTCTACAAAAACCGATGATTTTACCTTTGCCCGATCAGTATGATGATAATTATGCTGAACAAATGGTAGCTAGGGATAAATCTATACAAGACAAAGCTCAATATGATGCTGGGATAAAGATACAAGCAGAACAAGCGGAATATCAAAGACAGCAGCAACAACAAGAGCAGATAAACCAAGTAAATGAAAGAGGCAATAAGTACAAAGAAAACTCAATAAAACTAGGCGTAGACCAAACACAATTAGGTGAAGCAGCAAATATTGTTGCTAACTACGGTATTCG